TGATTTATTTTTTGCTGCTGGAACTGGTATTACTTGTGAGACTACGGCTGATGGTACTGTTACAATTACAAACACAGTAACAGATACTAATACTCAACTTAGTACTGAGCAAGTTCAAGACATTGTTGGGGCAATGTTAGTTGGCACAGAAACTAGGATTGGAGTTTCTTATGATGATACAAACGGTAGAATAAACTTTGTTGTAGATGATATGACGGCAGATACCAACACGCAGAATACTACAACTTTATCTTTTGTAGATAGCAGTGATGATGTTATTTTAAGAAATACAACTGGTGGCGCTGGAAGCGGAACTGATGATATAAAAATAGTTGCGGGGTCTAATGTTACTCTTACTCATACTGATGCTGACAACTTCACTATTGCAGCCACTGATACAAATACTACATACTCCACAATGACCAAGACCGCTTTAGGATTAGGTAAGTTGTGGAAAAACACTGTACAAACAGTTGCAGCTAATAGTGTTACGGCTACTGCGTCTAGAACTTATGGCTTACAAATAAATTCAGACGATCAATTAGTCGTTAATGTACCATGGACAGATACAGACACGGATACTAACACTCAGTTAAGTGACGAGCAAGTACAAGATATAGTTGGTGGCATGGTAACTGGTAATGATGAAAGTGGTATTACAGTTACTTACGAAGATAGTGATGGTACTTTAGATTTTACTGTTGGTACTCTTAATCAAAATACTACAGGCCAAGCGGGAACTGTAGCTACAATAGATGGACTAGCTCCTAACACAGCAACGACGCAAGCAACGCAGCCAAACATAACGACAATGACTGGTTTTGTAACTGGATCTGCTAATGAATTAATAACAGATGATGGTGATGGAACAGTAACTTCTAGGTCTTATTTAACTTTTGCCCAAAACCCTTCAACAGCTACATTATCTATGAAGGCGCCACAAGATGCTGCTGATATGTTAAGGGTAGACGTAACAACCGCAGGTGCTACAACATTAACAACTGTAGATAGTGATGGAGGTCAAGCAGCTAATTTTACTATAGATTGTGATGGATTAATGGTTCTTGATGCTGACAGAAATGGTTCAATATCAATGAGTGATGGTGGTACAACTTATGCAACATTTGATACTGTAAGTAGTTTATCTAGTTTAGTTATGTATGAAGCGGCAGGAGCTTCTACATCTGATTATCTTAAAATATCTGTTGCAGCAGCTGGTGCTACAACAATAACTACATTAGATGCAGGTGGTACCGCTGGTCATTTAACTTTACACGCTGATGGCGATACTATAGTAAAAACAGGTGATGGTCATGTTAATGAAAACTTTAAAATTAATGTTGATGACAATACCGCGTTTTTACTTAGTGGGGAAAGTGGAAACTCTAGCGAACTTGTAATGTATGAAATGGGAGGAGATAGTGCTGATGATAAACTTAGTATAAAAGTAGAAGAACATGGTGCTACAACTATACAGACTACTGATGGTGGCGGGGCTAATGCTAATTTACAAATAACAGCGGATGGTACAGCCGAATTAGCTGGCACAACGGTAAAATTAGATTCTGCTGGAGCAATTACATTTGAAAGAGGAAGTAACTCTGTAGTGGTTCCTGATGCCGCTGGAACAATTCAATTACAAGGAGAAAACACTGGCCAAGTAGTTCATGTTAACATTAGGGATAATGGTTCTTATTTATTTTATATGTTTAATGATGATTATTGGTATAGTGCTGGTTCAACTACTTTAGCTATATTAGGAAACTCTACATCTCCTGGCGATATATCTAGCGCTAATAGTGAATATCAAAGTAGGGTGGGTTGCTATACAGCTATAGCTAATTGCACTATTAAAAAATTGATATTTACTTTTTATTGGACCTCTAGTACTGTTAACTCGGCTGATATAGATTTTGCGTTTTCAAAATTTACACCAATAACGGATGGAACCGCAGCAACTATTACAATGAATTCTATTACAGCAACAGACTGTAATGGTTCATATACAGAAGTTAAACCATATCAAAAAACATTTACTTTTTCTGGTGGAAACGCTTCGTTGTCAGCTGGGGATTCTTTTGCTTTTCACATGAGAACAACTGGGTCTACTTCTTCATCACAAAGAGTTTTAGTATATGGCAACGCTGTATTATCATTAGAACTAGATTAAAAATAAAAATTATGGCATTAACAAGTAAAAAATATTCAGCAGTACACGGTAAAACAGGAAGTGATAAATCAAAGCTTCAAACTAACTTTGATGATGGCCATATACACACTCTTACTGATTTAGCAGATAATGGAACAAATCCTGAGTTTGGTGCATTAATATATCAAATACAAGAAATGCAAGATGAGTTAGATTATCTTAGAACAGAAATATCTTCTAATAAAGATAAAACAAGTATGGTAATAGGCTCTAAAGCAACTCAAGCTATGGCTGGTAACACAGCGTTGTTAGCTTTAGGTACTAGTAGTACAACGGCATTAGCAGGTGATACTAACATAGTAACAATAGGTAGTAGTACAACAATAGCGTTTGGAGATATGGTAACTGTTTCAGGAAAAAAGGGAGCTAAAACAACTTACAATATAGTAATGACGGTTACAAATGGTGGCGTGAGTAAAGCAATAACACTAACACTAACATAATGGCAATATATAAAAACCAAACAGGAGATACATCATCAGATGTAACACTGGTAAGAAAACATTTAGATAAAATTACTATATCACAAATAACAATAACTTGTACCCATGCGTCTAATGATGTTGTTGTAGATAGGCTATACATTGATGACGGTACTAATGAGTACGATATAATTCATGATCTTAAAATACCGCTAGGAGCGACTTTAATTTTAGATCAAAAGTTTAACTTCAATTATGAAAAGTTTGATTTAAAAATAAAAACATCAGGCTCTTCTAATTGTTCAATATTAATTGAGTAATGAAATTAACAAGAGAAATAATAGAACGCGCTGTTAAAAACAAAGGTTACAAATGGTTTGAAACAGGTGACTATAATATTAACATAGTAGGTGTAAGAAACTCTAATACAGGAAATGAGGTAACAAACAAGTTCGATGATAAGATCACTTTATCATTTAAATGTGACGAGCAATGGGAATTTTATGAGTATGATTGTACAACTGACCCAGGGAAATATTGGGTGGAGAATATAATGAGAAAGGAAGGTGTGGCTGTTTTGAAGGAAGGGCAATATCCTAGTTCTCATAAAATTAGATTACATCAAGGTAGATATGAAGCGTTAGGGCAAAATGGCCCTGTTACAGTTTATAGAGATGATAATAAAGATGATAAGTTTGATTTAAGTAATGATAGCACTCAGACAGGATTGTTTGGTATTAACATCCATAGAGCTACCAAATGGGGTGGTAAAAAATCTAAGCAAGTAGATAAATGGTCTGCTGGCTGTCAAGTAATAGCAGCTAATGATGATTGGCATGAGTTTATGGATATATGTAGAGTTGCTAGAGATAAATGGAGTAATAGCTTCACATACACATTAATAGAAAGTAAAGATTTAAAATTATAAATATGGCACGTACAAATAAAAAAGGCGGTAACACAGCAGGACTAAGAGGTTGGTCAGCATTTACTGACGCAGAAAAAAATTTAGACAACACGAGTAGGTCTGATGGTAGAGCTAATAGTAGCACTTTCCAAAAATCAGAAGGCTCTCCACAAAAAATAGTTCCAGCTGTACTAGGGGTTCTTGGTGCTGCTGATTTAGCTTATCAAGGTTATAAATACTATAAAGGTAGAAAGAAAAAGAAAGCAGCGGAGGAAGAGGCAAGGAAAGTAGAGATAAAGAAAAGGTACAATGCTTTTACTCCTGAACAAAAGGCTAGATTTAAAGAAAAGTATCCAAATTTGAAGATGCCAAAAGGGATGGAAGATAAGAAGCCAAGTGCAGTAGCTAAAGGTCTTGCTAATGTAGCAAAGTCAGCTAAAAAAGGAGCATCAACAGCGGGAGCGGCAGGAGCAGCGGCAGCTAGTGCGGCAGCGAAGGGAAATAAACCTAAGTCTTCAAAGAAATTAACTTGGGCTGATGCTAAGAAAAATGATCCTAATTTAGGTAAGTATGTTGCTGAAAGAAAAAAGCACCAGAAGGGATCTCCTGAATATAAAGCTATACAAGCTAAAATAAACGCGGCATATAGAGCATAACAACTATAACATGAGAAATTTATTATTATTATTTCTGTTAGCTTGCTTTGTAAGTACAGCACAGATAAAAGATTTTTTTCAATACTCAACTTTCTATTCATCAATGTCTATGAATACCTCTTTTGCGGAAAGAGAGGATTATAGAGCTGTGTTAAAAGGTTATGAGGATATAACTGAAATCAACCCGTACGATTATAATGTAACGCTCGGGGTGCGCAAAATAGCAAGATTTGATTATGAGACGAAGAAACAAACATGGTACACAGGTACTGAAAGAAACACTGCAGATAACGTTACTATTGGTAATGCTAATAACTGGGAGTATCTTTTTAATTATTCTTTTATACGTAATCGTGGTGAAAAGTTTACTGAACAAAATTTTTGGTTACGTTATCTCGGTGATTGGTTCGTTATTAAAGCGCAGTATACAGATGACCAAAGAGTAAACTTAAAGTATACATCGTTAGATTATAGATTTAGATTAAATAAAGGTAATTGGGATTTTACTATCGGTACTATTTTTAGAATGCACCCAGTATATGGAGTAAATCCTATTGAAGATTTTTGGGTGCCAGGCGAAAGTACGTTTCAAGATTTAGCAGAAGACTTTGGTTACGTACCACAAGCTTGGAATCAAGGTTTTTATATAGATCAAAACTGGTATGATGTTAGTAGTGGCGACTCAGTGTTAGTTGCTACATCTAATGACGAGTTCTTCAACCATTACTTTGGTGATGCGGTTGCTAGATACAATGAACGTGAACTTGACAAATTAGGTTCACAAAAAGAAATTAGCGCAGTGATAGGAGTTGCTTATTATAAGTACACACCTAAATTCTGGCTACACACATGGTATAATTTTTTACCATACCATTATGGGTTAGATGACTACTCATATGAATATGAAGACAGTATGGCAGAGTGGGATGCTGGTGTTATATTTGGAACTAAGGTAACTAAAAGCTTAGGTTTGTTTATAGAAGGTGTACACATGAGGTATTGGGGTAAAGAAATATACGAAGTAAAATTTGGGTTTAACTATTTAATATTTTAATTATGAAAAAATACATTATAATTTTATTTGCGTTTATTGGCTCGTTCGCTAATGCGCAAGAACTAGACTTTCAACAATTATGTTTAGACTGTGCTGAACAAAATGGATTTTATTGCGGAGATGATCCGGCTAACTGGACACAGTACTCTCCAAACGGTTGTGTTCCTAATGGTCCAGATTTATTTTACTTAAATGATGGATGGGAAGATTGTGTAGACGGTAGTGATGAGGCAGACGCCGTACCAACTTTACTAGAAAACTGTGGCCCTATTGGCCCACCACCTTGTGATACGGTTTATGTAGACGTTATACAATATGAAACTATATTTGATACTATACCAGAGTATGTGTATGAAATTATAATTGATACTGTAGAAGTAGAAGTTTTTGTACCTGAGTACATTTATATTACTGATACTGTAACTATATATGAGGATATATTAGATACTTTATTTGTTGATGTAATTGAGTATGTAGATGTATTTGTTTATGATACTATTATAGAAATAGAATACGTAGAATTTATAGAGTATGTTACAGAGTATATTGACTGTGACACTGGTATGCCTTGTAGTTCTAATATACAAGAGATAATAAATAACTCTAAAAAAAATAATACAATATATAATATTAACGGGCAGGCAATAAAGGAAAGAGAAGGACTATATATAGAAGATGGTAAAATCAAATACAAACTAAAATAAAATGGCAAAAGAAATTTCAGAAGAAAGTAAGTTTCAAATAAGCATTAAGACACTAATAACTATAGTAGTTGCTGTTGCAACTGTTATATCTGCTTATTTTGGTTTAATGAGTAGTATAAATTCTAAGTTTACAGAACTTGAAGGTAAAGTAGAAGAAGCTTTAGAAAAACCAAAACCAGGTACTGGTACTTATACTATAGATATGGGTGATCCAGCAGCTAGTAATACTTGGCCACCAACGCGTATGGAGTTTAATATGAAAGATCAGATGGCTCGTAATCAAATTGATGCATTAGTAAAGGAGATAGATGAAATGAAAGAGGAAATAAAAGAATTAAGAAAATGAAAAGGCAAATAGATATTTCTACTTTTATGTATGTTTTTATTATAGTAATAATATATTTTTTAGGAACAGCTGGTTTAGCTGCTCAAGGCTTTATTGATAAAGATAACTTTAAAAACAAAATAGCTAAAGACATTGTTACCGTAGAATTCTGGGCAGAGTGGAATCAAATGAATCAGTTTAATGAATTAAATAAATTAAAAGGATGTAATGTATATCGAATCGATATTATGTCATCTATGGACATTCAAAATGATTATAACGTTACGGCTATACCAACTGTTATTGTGTTTGATAACGGTATCGAAAAAGAAAGGTTTAATCCTAACGTGATGTTTAAATTAGACGCTGATAAAAAAATTGTACAAAATTCTATTGACACAATAAGATTAAATAAGTTTCAATAATGTTTAAGGATTTTAATATTAAAAAATTTAAAGAGCTTAAACCTCCTTCTAATAACTCTTTTAACACACTGCAAGAGGTTAAGCAATTAAAAAATATACCTTTAAATAAAAAGACAGTTAAAGATTATGATAACTTAGATAAAGCATTTGCTAAGGTTGCTAAGAAAAACAACGTAGAAAACTACAACCCTAAATTAGTAAAACGTTTAACTAAACAATCACTACCAATAATACTTAAATTAAAAAAACATTTTAATAGGCCAAGGCCTAAAGTAATGGCTAAGAAGTTTAACATAAAAATGGAAGACTATGAAATGCCATCAATGAGAACACCAGCTTACCCAAGTGGACATTCTGTTCAAGGCATTTTAATATCAAGAGCTCTAGCAGATAAGCACCCAGAGCACGCAAGGGCTTTTCTAAGCGCTGGTAAAAAAATATCTACTAGTAGAAGAGTAGCAAGAGCTCATTACATGTCTGATAGTCGGGTGGGTGAAATGCTTGGTAAAGAAATGTATCAACATATTAAAGACAAAATATAATGGCATATACACAAAAAAATAATCCCTTTCCAATAACTGGTTGCGGTAGACGTAGGCCAGAGCAAATGAGTAATCCGTTTAAAAAGGTAAACATAAAAGCTTTAAAAAAAGTTTCTAAGGAATTAAAGAAGGCTAGCAATACGCACGCTGGTCAAGCTGATAAAATATCTGAAGCTATTAGTGGGCCTATGAAAAAATTAAGCGCGGGTTGTAAAGCTTGGGCTAAAAGAAGATATGATGTTTGGCCTAGCGCGTATGCTAGTGGCGCCGCTGTTAAACGTCAAAAAGCAGGTAAGTGTTAAGTTATGGCGTTTAAGATGAATGGCTGGTCAGCTTTTACAAAACAAAAAGGAGGTGGCACAAGTAAAACTTGTTTGCCAGCGGATAAGATACGTAGTATGAGTAGCTCAAAAAGACAAGAGCTTATTAGTGCTAAACGTTCAGCTGGAGCTCAAGGTAAATATAGAAGATCATCTAAAACAAATGTTAGTGGTGCTCGTAAAAAGGGGGCGACATTAAGAGACTGGTTTCAAAAAGAGGACTGGCGAAGAGTAGATAACCCTTCTAAAAAATGTGGAGAATAATATGGCTTTTAAAATGACGGGCTGGAGCCCATACACTAAACCTGACGTACGTAGGACAATAGGTCCTGGTAAAAATTTTAATAAAGCAAGATCAACAGGTGTTGGTGCTGCTGCTGGTGGAGGTATGACTCAAAAAGGTGTTAATGAATATAAGCGTAAAAATCCAGGTAGTAAATTGCGGACCGCTGTCACAACACCGCCTTCACAATTAAAGGCGGGTAGCAAAAAAGCTAGACGTAGAAAAGCTTTCTGCGCTAGATCAAGAAGTTGGAAAAGCGAAAGAGGTAGAGCAGCTAGAAGGAGGTGGAACTGTTAAAAAAAAAGGGAGCAATTAAGCTCCCTTTATTATTTACATATTGCTTTTGGCTTCTTGAACCTCAACTCGAATATTCTGGGCTATACCCTTTATAGTCTGCATATGTTTCCTAACTCTAGTACCAGCTGATTTATTACCAGCACTAAATTTATCAGCTTCGTGTATTGCTACACTTACCTCATCTTTCATTGTTTCCATTAAGTTTTCTAAATTCATATCATAAAATTTTATTTGATTAATTAATTTCACAGTTGCCACCAGCGCAAGCTAACTCACCTGATAGATCTGTATTATCATCTGACTCAATAATTTTTGTTAAGTCAACATCAGATAATACTTTAGACATTTTATTGTATTCAGCTTCGTCAATGTCCTCAAACGGAGCCTGTGTATATGTACCACCGTCATATGGTAATACTGATAACCCATTATAATAATCTCTATTACTCCACATCCACTCACCTGCCTTTTCCCACTCATCTTCTTTTAAAGATATTGTGGCTGATACATTGTGAGTATTACTACCACGTTTGTGACCAGGCTTAATCCACTCTTGCGCTACACGCTTTACTCTTTCAAGAGTATTAAACGGTGATTCAGTTCTAAGTATTGATTTAGCCGGAGCTCTCTGTGGCACAGATATAACTGCTGTGTCGTGTGGTCTGAAGTATTCATCTTCAATTAATTCAGGGTGTGACTTAGATAAATATTTATATATAGCCTCATTCTTTCCTACGCGCATTCTGCGGACATAATAGTCATTATGCCACGCATGTATACCCGAAGACGTTCCGAGGACTAGAGATGTTGTCCCTGCAGGTTTTACGGTTGTGCATCTAGCTGATGTTTTTATCCCTATGATCTTTGCTACCCGCGCGTTTTCTTTTGTCACGATATTTGCAGCTTCCTTCATATCCATTTGGAGTACAGCGGCACTCCCTATTCCTGTCATTGACACACCTATAAGAGCGTCTTTCTCTGTTGTCTCTTTCCATATTTCTCTAAGATAGTGGAAGTCGGTATACGCGGCTTGTAACGTTCCAATAAATGCCGCAGCCTTAACTCTGTTATTAAAATCTTCTTGATCTTTTATATCAGAGACGTTGACCTCACAAAGGTTACAAAACTGAAATGGCCTTAGCGCTATCTCACAACAAGGGTTTGTTCCCCAGTCTTTGTCGTTATTAAGATATATACCAGGTTCTCCAGCTCCAGATAACTCAACACGTTTCCATAGGTCCATAAAGAAATCTTTTGTTACTTTATGTCTCATTAAAACAGCTGAGTTATTAGATCTACCTCTTTGTGGATTAGTTTCCCACCAATGCCCTGACTTACATCCTATCATTTCATTATCACTAGCGGTAAATAAGCTAATTAATGCAGCTCGTCTAATACCACCAGCTAATACAGCATCAGCTATATGGCAAACGATATCGTGTACTTCAAGTGATGTCAACCTATCACCATCTTCTTTTGATTGAAGTATACCCTCAACCTTGATTAAACATTCTTTTAATGGCTGTGGACCAGGTGCTTTACCACCTGATGTCACTAGCCTAGCACCTTTTGGTCTAATACAAGTATAATCAAAGTTTATTTTAGAAGCTTTATTACCTCCAAGATAAGATTTAATTAATACTTTAACTGAATCAGACCAACCTTCAATTGAATCACCTATAACAAAACGCTTAGATCTTTTCATATAAGGTTTAGTTATTACAGGTAAATCTTTAATGTGATGCTGTTGAACCGAATAACCGACTCCACATCCTGAAAGCAATAGAAACATTATCTCATTAAAAGCTTCGATATCATCTACAGGTAAGTACGAACAGTTATATAACCTATTAGGACTCACTTGTATTGGTTTACCAGCGAATTGTAAACTACGCATTGATGGTAAAACTTTTTTATCAAATACATAAGTGTACGCATCTAATATATCGCTTTTTAATTTTGGGTAATTCTTGATATGCATATCCATATTTCTCATAACTAGTTCCTCCCAAGTTTCTCTACGATTTAACTCAGGCATATACCTAGCATACTTCATATGTACTGTGATATCAGAAAGTATGTTTCTATTAATGTCTTTCATTTATTATTTTCTTTTAATTGTAGTTAAACAAAAATCTACGAATGGTAGATATACTACATGGTTATTTCTTTTTCTTTCTCTATATGTTCTCATACCAATAAGAACGCCGGGATAAAATCCCATACTAAATTCCCAATCCATATTATTTAATTTTAGTTAATAATTCTATTACTTGATCACACTCTTTTTGGTTTTGAGGCTTATATAAAATCACATGCGGATAGCATCTGTTAATAAAATTTTTAAACAATTTCCATCTTATTGGAAAACTTTCATTTGCTCTTCCTTTCGTTTCAATTATAAAGCCATCTCCAACAAAATCCGGAGTGTATTTAATTGGTAATATTTTTTTATTCCCTCTGTCTAAAAATTGCCCTTTACCATTAGACTGTCTCTCGTAGCTTGAGGTTTCAAATTGAAACCCCTCTACTAAAGTATACGTTTGTCCTTCATATTTATTTCTTATGTTAGCTTGTTTTAAAGCTTTATACATATACTTTTCTAGACCGGAGGCAAAGGTTATGCCGTCACACATAACCTTTTTTGACCTAACAGGTCCTCGTTTTTTATTCTTCCGATATTTCATCTAAAATATCTTTAAGTTCTTCTTGCGCTGTCTGTATATACAGTATCGCATCCATAAGTTCTTCTTGAATATCAACTAGGTATTTCATTAGACCTTTCATTTTCGTTGTTCGCTCTTCATCAAGAGTCGTGCCGTATTTTAAAAAGCCTTCATCAGACCTTAATCTAAATTTATCTACAACACGTTTTACAACAGGATCTCTAAACTCTCCGTTATAGTCATCTCTAACTATGAAACCCTTAGCATTCATTATTTCTCTATCGCTCATATTAATTATTTTTTACAAATGTTCCATTAATCATTTTACCTTTACGTCTAGCTATTACATCATAAGCTGATTCAATACATTCTTCAATTGTTAAACCACTTAGTTCAGCTAAATTAGTTAATACCACAACCATATCCCCAATACCATCTTTTATTTCAGGCATATCATCTTTTAATATAGCTCTACCAACCTCGCCAGCTTCTTCCATTAACTTAACGTACTGAGTTTTTTGATCACCTTTGTCATATATACCTTTATCTTTAGCCCAAAATCTAATTAGGTCAAATATAGTAGGTATGTGATCTTCATGTTGACAGCAGTCTTCTTCTGCTATATCTCGCCTTTTTTCATATTCAATCATACAGCAGTTATTTTTATAAAATTTAACCATTGATTTATTATATACATAACACCTATTATCATTGTACATAGATGTCACTGCATTTTTAATAATCCAATTAGCTAAATCGTTATCTAAACAAACATCACCGTGATCTGTCTCCCATTGCATTTCAAGGTTGTCCATAAGATGACCTTTCAATTTATTAAGAGGACATGGGAACGTAGTGGTCTGTTCTGTTACGTTTATCTTCATAGTCTTTAAATTAAAATTATTATTATTATTAAGTTTGTTATATGGAACACGATCAACTCTGTAACCGTATTCTTTTTGAAGTTCTATTTCTCTTTTAGATATATAATCTATATCTTCAGATTTTTCTATAACTTCATATTCACCTGGTTCGTAACCTTGTTGATCAGTGACTCTATTATACAAGTCAGTTGTACAACCTATTTTTTTACCAGGTATGTGATATAATATATATTCTTTACTCATTTATTTTTTCTATTATATTATTATACAAATGTAAGTTGTGCGCAAAATGATAATACTCGCCTAGTCTTATTTCTAGTTTGTCAGCAACCATTAGCTGTAGTTTTGAAAAACAATATTGATCGTTGCAGAAACCATACCAAAGATCGTTAGAACGCATAGTAACACACATATTAAGTTTATCATTTAATATTGTAAACTGAATAGCATAAGTACAGGGTGTATCAAACTCATATGATCCACTACTTACTTCTTTACCATCATATATACTAATAGTGGCCTGTCTAGTATTAGGATTATCTTTAAGCATCGCCACTACATTATCTAATTGATTGCCTCTTAGCCATTGATAACCGTAGTTAGAATTAACATAACCTTCTTTATCAGCCATGCGTTTCCATATCTCAGGTACTTTACCGTATATCTCACCTAATATTTTAATGTTTGGCATACCAGTTAAATACCACTGCCATTCAGCCTCTGCATAACTTTGTTTCCAGTCACGCTTATCACATTTAATCCAATTATCCATAGGCCCCTCTATTGTGAAGCCCACATTAAATAAAGCTTTAGTATCATCAAAATCAACACCGTATCTTAGTATTTCTTTCTTGTAATAATTAAAAGCCTCGTTTGCATTTTTAAATTTAATCATACTTTATTATTATTAATTGAACTTCTCCATATTTTTGAAGCTCTTTCTATTCGCTCTGCTTTTACTTTCATAATGTCTTTATTAGTGCAGTACTTATTAAAGTAATACTTTGAGTATTGATATACTTGTTCCATTACATCTTTTTTATCATACACTTTAGGATCTCTATTGTATTTATTATTTACTGTTATACCTATCCTCCATTCGTGTGTACCATTTTTATAATGATATTCTGGCCTTATATCTATACCGTTATCTTCACACCAAAAACATTTTACCAAATCACCACCTTGTCTAGTGTGATGAGGGTAGTTTGTGTTATTATTATCTAACTCTCCCATGGCAAAGGTCCTACGTTATTTTCACTGATTATTGGTATATAACTACCAGACTTTGGTTCCCAGTTAAAATGAGCTTCAGCTTGGTTTTCACCTAGGTTTTGAAACTTAACTTTTAAGACTTTAACCTTAACAGTTTGAGCCTCATAATCTCTATGAACTAAAAGTCCGTGATAACTAGCATCATACCATTCACCACCACCCTTAATACTATACATCGTAGGTTCTTCAATCTTACCTTCTTTATCTCTGTACATTTTAGTGGGATGAGCAACAACCATTACTAATACATCATACTTTTTAGCAAATGTCTCGATCTTGGTTAAATACTCCATGGTATAACGATTAACATCTTCAGTCTTACAGTCGACATCTCTAATCTTATTAAAAGGATCAATGACTAAACATTTAATACCTTTACGTTTTACAAGCTCAGCACCTTTACGTAATACATCTTCAAGTGTGTACCTATCCATATCAATGAAGAAATAATTATCATTAATATGATCTGTAATTTGTTTCCACTTTTCAGTACCAACGTCATCTTTAGTTGGCATACCTTCCCACGTTTTACGTATTAGCTTGTGAGCATGTAAAAAATTAGGTTTGTTTTCAGGAGATGCATAAGCCGTTTTCCAGCCGTAGTTTCTATTATAACCTATACACATCTGGTCTACAAA